CGGATGGAAATACTGAATTTTGGATATTACTTTTAGCAAAGTAGCTAAGTTCACCTGATAAGAATGCAAAGTTTAGAGCTGAGGTGTACTGAGGTAATGGATAATAATCCTGCCCAATACATTCCACTTCATATACAAATAACTGCTCATAGTCTCTAGAGGTAGGTGAGTATCTTCTAATCTCTTGTACTCCAATTCTACTAGACCAATCATCACAGATATAATATCTCTTTCTATCTAAGTTTACTCTAAGTTTCTCAGGGGATAGATTGACTATCTTTGTGAGCTTCATCTTATCATCAAAGCATAACTTAAAATATACTCTATTGTGTAGTATCAGTTGCTGAGTTACTGCAGGTACTACCTTTTTAATGTTTAATTTTCTCTCTAATGTATATAGCTCTAGCTTATCTTCAAGTGTAAGTCTATCAGCTACTATATTAAATCCACCTCCTACAGCTGCATTCACTTTATACCCCACTATTGAGCCATGTAATGGTGATGAGTAGAATATCTGATTGAGTAGCTCAGGGAATAGGTTATCCTGCCCAAAGGGGATGTATCCATTAGTCTGATTTCTACCATTTACATAGGGTAAAGTTAAGTTTGCACCTCCTACTTTTAGGAATGGAGTAGAGAATGACTGATATCCCTCTACTATTTCATGCTTTACTGTTTTAAAAAAGTCTTTTAACGCCATAATTATTCATAAATTGATGATACTATTGGTCCTGATACTACCATCCTGCCCTCTTCAATCACTACTCCTGTAGAGTTAGCAATAGTTGGAGGTGTGGTACTTGACTCATAGATGCTGTATGTATACTGTCCTTTGACTAATTCCAAATCTACAGGCTCATCTAGCTCAAACTGATTGAATCTTTCAGGATAAGCTGATAGATCAGCAGTGTAGAATGTAATAGGTGCAGACAGCTTGTCCATTTCATTCTGAAAAACAAATAAATAATAAGGAGTAGGCAGTGTACTTACCTCAGTGAGAGTAAGTATAATCTGATTGACCTCATCTTTTTTAATGTATATCATATAACTATATTATACTAAGGTCAAAAAATGTTTAAAAAAAAAGCCCTAGTATTACTAGAGCTTTAATTATTAGGGTGTTAAATCTTAAGTATTAGCAATTACAGCAGCTTCAGTTATTGTCCACGCCAAGTGGTCTGCTTCAGCTAAAAGTGTAACACTGTACTTAGAACCATCCGCACGAGCTGTACCTGATCCTTCTCCTGTAGCAGTTAATTGTAGGTTCTCAAAGTACCAATACAATCCATTAGCATCTAATACTAATGCACTTAAGTATCTTTGACCTGAGCCTAGTATATTTATAGCCTCTGATTTAGCAGCATCTCTTCTATTAAACATAAGAGTAATAGTCTGAGTTACAAAGCTAGAGCCATTGATTAAATCTACTGCAGTATCTTCTGTATAGTTACCTGTATTTCTATTGATTTCAAATTCAGTATAATTTACAGATGAAGCTAATGTAATTACCTCACCATTTACTGCAACAACAGGATCAGTAGTGATATTCTCCTGATCATTTAGCCATATTTTTCTAATACCACCTGTGTTGTTGTCACAGGATTTTGTTATTGTTTCTAATGCATCGCATCCTAAAGGCATAATATAAGTTTTAAGTAAAGGGAGCTTTCACTCCCTTAGATTTATAAATTAGTTAATTAAGATGCAGAGTTGTAGAATACAATCTCATTACCATTAACGTGAGTAAATCCTACTTTCATATTAGCACGAGTTCTGATTACAGGCTCAGCAATAGTATCAGCTAAATTTACAGCTCGTAATGCTTTACCATCACCCTCTGCATCAAAAGCATAGATTAAGTTATTTCTTAAAGTAGCTACGATTGTAGACTTACCTAACATTCCAGGACATAATACCATTTTTATTCCAAGATAAGTAAAGTCTAGAGCTTGAGTTAAGTTAGCTTGAGTGTTTGATGCAGCAACAGCAGCACGATAAGCAGTAGCTACAGGTGCAGATACATAGATTCGTAAGTTCTCTTGATTAGAGATTACAGCAGCAGGAATTGCAGCATAAACTAAAGCTAATTTCTCAAGTACATTCGCAGGAGTAATAGCTGGAGGTGTAGCTCCACCTACTTCAATTACATTAGCAGCATCAGCTACTAGTGACTTCTTATATCCATCACACAAAGCTAGTGCAGCAGTACCTGAATCAGTATCACCTGACCAACGTAACTTCTCTACATTCTCAGCAATAGTCAAAGCCATTTCATTCCAATAGTAATCCATGAAAGATGCTACAGTGAAATCACCATTAGATCCTTTAGTCATTTGTAATGATACAAAAGACTGCTCTAAGTCAAACTGACAAATTTGTGCCATTGCAGATAGAGAACATACATCAATCTCTACAGATGCAAGGTCGTCAGTAGATGCATTGAATCCACAGTTCTCAGCTTGTAAAACTTGACCAAATACTACATTAGATATTTTAGTCTTATACTTTACTCCTGGTAGTGTACGATAGTTGTCTACTACTTCCTCGTTTAAATAAGCTCGGCTGTAAAAAGCCTCACTGTTTGCTTGTAATAATGCAGATGCATCAATATCCAAGTTAAATCTTAATTGTCTACTCATTTTTTTTGTTTTTTATTTAGTTATTATTGTTTAAAAATTTACTTACCATACTGAATTTTTCATGGTGTGATAATTTAGTAGCTTCTACTTCCACTACTTCCTCCCCCTCAGACATTACTTCCTCCATATGATTTCTTAAATCAGCTATCATTGCTATTAAAGCATTGATTTGCTCATCAATTACAGGTTGTACTATAGCTAAAATAGCTTCAGCATCAGCAGCAGGATCAATAGCCATCTCTTCTGTGGCAGGTGTCTCCTCTATTACTTCCTCTTCTACTACTGTCTCTAGTGCAATCTCTTCTGTCATTGCTTCTTCTTCAACAACAGGTGCATCTTTAATCTCGATAATCTCACCGTCTACTACGACATAGATCTTACCCTCGATTAGATGCTCTCCATCAGGTAACTTCATATTATATTTATTTATTTGATTACTTAGTTTTAAGCCTAAGAATCCCTCTATTGAGAAACCTATCTGCTCATTTTTTACTAGCTCATTATAGTAATCTTTATCAGTTACCTGAGCTGTTACCATTAATGTGCCTTTAGGTACTTCAATACCATAACTAGAGTAGGCTTTATCTTTCTTAGGATCTTCTACTATCCATGCCTCAAGTACATAAGCAGGAACTGTCTTATCAGTATCATGCTCTAGGTTAAAGACATTCCTATTAGATAGGTCTTGCATAAATTTAGAATGTATCTGCTCAATAGTCTCAGCTGTAAATTGTACATAGTACTCCTCATCATTCTCATCATTCCTATATATCTCCATAGGAATCATTGCAGGAGCTACTACTCTATACTTCAAGTCATCTGAGAAAAACAATTTTTTGTGTTCATCAAATGCCATCCCTTTAGTAACAATAGCAGGAGTTGAGGTAAAAGCTATTTGCTCAATCCCTAACTCTTCACCATCTGAATACTCAGGCTCTATTGTTATTTTATAGATTGGTATGTCTTTTGTCATAACTATATTATATTTTTTTTATATTTGTTCAAAAATTAGAAACTATGATAGAATTATTCGGCAAAGAAATCCCATCTAAGATGGATGAATTAACATTAGAGCAGTTCCAAAAGATATCTGCTATCCATAATAATGATGAGTATGATACTCTTGAAAAACATTGTAAAGTCTTTGAGTATCTAGGTATAACTGAGGAGGAGATGGATGTAGATTTTGACCTGTTCTTAGCTAATGTTAAAAAGTTTAATAATAATAACTATGATAAGAAAGATCCTGTAGAAGAGATAGAGATAGATGGCTATATCTATAAGGCTGAGATGAAGCTCTCAGTAAAAGATAGTAGAATTGTTGAAAAGATTGTTAAGAAAGATAATAAAGAATATATATCAGACATCATGGCTCTAATGTTCAAACGAACTGACCTATCCAATACTGAGCATTATGATCCTGCACACCTTAAGCATAAAAGTAAACTATTCAGCAAGCTCAAAGCAGATATATCTATCCCTTACCTTACCTTTGTAACTTATAAAATTACTAACCATGCAGAATCTCAAGCTCCCAAAGAATTGGAATCAGATATCAGTGGAGCAGTTCCTGGAGATCAGGAGGCTGAGCAGTGAGGATGGGATGTTCAACTATCAGATTGATGTACTTTCTGCTTTAACTGATAGCGATATCTCTAAATTTGAGGAGCTAGATATAGATGAGCTAAGTGAATTGACTAGTCAGATTAAATGGGTGCAGTCAGAGCCATCTAAGAGGTATAAAAGTAAGCTAGATAATTATGTACTCAAGCCATTCAGTAAGCTCACACTAGGAGAGTTTATAGACCTTGAGCATTACTTCTCTAATAACTACTTAGACCACTTCTGCCACATCTTAGCATTACTATACAGGAGAACATCTAAGAATGTTTATGGTGATGATATCATAGAGCCTTATGAGT